ATTTCAGAATGATGATGGTCTAGCAATGCAAATTAATGAAAGCGTAGAGCCAGATGATTAACTCACGAAAGATAGAGGATCTGCATCCTAAAGTTGCATTAATGTGCAACCAATTCATTCATAAGTGCGATAAGGCTGGCATCGATGTCATTATAACTAGCACATACAGAGATTTTGAATCACAAACTGCCCTATTCAATCAAGGGCGCACCACTGCTGGCAAAAAGGTAACTAACGCTAAAGCTGGTCAGTCATTCCACAATTACAAAGTAGCATTTGACTTCGTGCCAGTTATGAATGGCAAGCCAGTTTGGACTGATGATGGTGGATTATTTACTAAATGCGGTACTATTGCGGAATCTTGCGGATTGGAATGGGCTGGTCGCTGGACTAAATTTAAAGAATTGGCTCACTGTCAATATACGGGTAATTTATCATTAAGGGATTTTCAACAAGGAAAAACATTATGAAACCATATTTACTAGCACGATTATCTGAAGCCTCTACATGGCGAGGTCTAGCCGCATTATTAACTGCGATTGGAGTTACGCTATCACCAGAGCAAACAAACGCCATAGTGGGGCTAGGATTAGCTGTCATTGGCGCATTGGGTGTATTTACTAAAGACAAAGCCTAAATGTTTAACTTAATCTCTATTATTGATCGGCTTTTAACGCTACTCGTTAAATGGTCGATTGATAGAGAGCAAGCGAAAGCACAAAGAGAGCGTGATGCCTTACATAAAAATCCTGCCAATTGGTTTGCTGATCATTTTGACGGCTTGCCAGACTCAACAGACAATCAAACCAACAAAGCCAATTCTACAAATACTACCCCAGAATGATGGTGGTATCTGCTTGGACAGGGATAGCACTGCCAAATTGGGTGAGTATATTCTTGAATTGGAACGCAGATGAAAATAGATGAGCAACTCAAGCAGTTTGCTACGGAAAGACAGTCTGAATACATTGATGCTGTCAATAAGTACGGATCGTTTCAAAATGCCGCAGATCGATTAAAGGTCTGTAAGGGATCAGTGCAAAATGGCATTGATCAAGTAAGACGCAAGGCGGCAGTGCGTGGATATGCCCCAGATGCAGATATGACTAGGATAACCCCTGCCCCCTATGTCGTGAGGGGGACAAGTAACCTTTATGATGGTGATGGAGTATTAAAAGCCTCATGGGTTAAGACTAGGCTAGATGATGATCAATTCCAGCAGATGCTACTGGATGCGATAGAGGGCTTTAAAGACGATATTCCTAGAGTATCAATGCTTGCCCCACCACCATTAGGCAATAGCAATATACTTAACTGCTATGTGATCACTGACTATCACATGGGGATGCTAAGTTGGAAACCCGAAACAGGCGATGATTGGGATCTTAAACTGGCAGAGGAATTAATAGTCAAGTGGTTTGCTCAAGCCATTGTGCAATCACCAGATGCCGATACTGCTGTATTTGCCCAGATGTCAGACTTTTTACACTTTGATGGTATGGATGCGGTAACGCCAGCCTCAAAACATCTGCTAGACGTTGATACTCGATTTGCAAAGGTAGTTAGATCAGCGATCAGAGTGTTGCGGACTGTGATCGATATGTTGCTACAAAAGCACCAGAAAGTGCATATCATTATGGCAGATGCTAACCATGATCCAGTGAGCCAGATTTGGTTGCGTGAGTGGTTTAGCGTGTTATATGAGAATGAACCTAGGATTACTGTCGACAAATCGCCATCACCATATAATGTCTATGAGTTTGGCTCTACTGCATTGTTTTTTCATCATGGGCATAAACGCAGAGTAACTAATGTGAGTGAGGTATTTGCGGCTCAATTTAGAGAGATATATGGTCGCACCAAGCACGCATTTGCTCATACTGGTCATCTGCACCATCTGGATGTTAAAGAGAATAACCTTATGATAGTCGAACAGCATAGGACGCTAGCCCCTGCGGATGCTTATGCCGCTAGGGGTGGATGGATCACTGGGCGAGATGCTAAAGTCATTACCTACCATAAAGAGTTTGGCGAGGTCAGTCGATTAACGATCAACTCGGATATGCTTAAATAGTGCCTAAATAATGATTATCTCTATATATTGTGTATTATTTTGCACATAATATTACACACAAGCACTTTTGCTTAATACAGATTAAGGACTAATATCATGTGGACATCACCATCAGCTACTGAAATGCGTTTTGGCTTTGAAGTTACAATGTATGTAATGAATAAGTAGTTTAAACAAAAGTATATACTTTCTATATATACCCCACTTCGGTGGGATTTTTTTTGCCCGCAAATTATTTTTAATTATTTTAACAAATACGATTGACTGATATATAAAGTTTATATATTATTCAGTTGTAGGTTGATTTTAACGAAACGAAAGGAAACGAAAATGAAATTTAAAGGACAGGGCAGAAAAAATAATATTGTAATTCGTAGAAACCCAGAATTTGATGGTGATGAATGGGTTGCGACAGCCCCTATAACAGATAAGTGTGCTGTTTATGCTGTTGAGTTTTTTAAACAATTGCAATATGAAGTTAAATGGATTTCATTAGCACAATGGGAATCAAAAAACTTTTAATTAACAGGGGCGCAAGCCCCTATTTTGAAACGAAAAGGAAACGATTATGACTACACAAAAAGAAATTCAAGAGTTTGAACAAGCAATCAACAGCGATAACTTTCTATATGCTAGAAAATGGCGCATTAGTCAGTATTCAGATAATTACAGCGTTGTTGCATATTGCAAAGATGATATAAGCGTAAATGGCAAATCTGGATATGCCATGTTGCCATTAAAAGAGGCACTAGAGATTCTGGAAAAAAATGGCAAAGATAAGCCATTGGGATCAATTGTTTAATCAATGGGGCGCAAGCCCCTTAACGGAAACGAAAGGGAAACTATCATGCGTTATCAAGTTACTAAAAGTTTTATTGCTGGAATTCTTAAAGGTCAGCAAGTTACTGAAATTACCAATGTGCCATTTAAACTTGGCAAAGAATATAAAAGTTGCGTGAACTCATCTATTTACTTAATTGTTGATGTGAAGCGGTTGACAGCATAATAATTATTCTATAATGTGTAGGTATAGCAATTTGCTATTGAAACGAAAAGGAAACGATATGGGATTACAAACTATTCAAGTGTGTGGCGTAGATTTAGATGTTTACTATGACTGCACTATCACAAGAGATCCGTATGGAGTTGGCGATTCACCAACCGAGTATGAGGTCGAAATTCAAGCCATAGAAGTTGCTGGCGATACCCAAGATATTCAAGATATTTTAGCTGATCGGTGTATTGATTACATCACCGATATGATTATTCAGATCGAGAGGGATTAAATGAGATACAAAATTTATGCAAGTGAGATTGTTTATTATACCGTTGAGGTAGATGCAGAGGATGAGGATGATGCGTTCACTCAAGCGGATAACCAAGCGGTAAACTTTGAGGTAGTCAATAATAGTGGCTATCAGATCGATAGATGGGAAATTATAGGGGAATAAAATGGATAACTTATTAATTCTTTTAATTGGCTTAACTGGGTTTGTTGGATTACTTGTAGTGGCTGAAAGTTTGGCAAAATTATTAGGATGGGATGAATAGTGAGCCAACAACAGTTTTATGAAACAGTAACGAAAGAGCAGGAATATTTGGAAACTTTAACCGAGGGCAAAAAAATGAAATCTTTTAAAGAATTACGCGAAATCAATGTCAATGAGTTTACCGAGAAAAAAGGTCAACTTACTTATCTATCATGGACATGGGCAGTAGATACCTTATTGCAGAATGATCCAATGGCAGTGTGGGAATTTCCAGAGCCAAAAACTTATAACGATACAGTCATGGTGTTTTGTAATGTTACGGCTATGGGTAAAACAATGCGGATGCAATTACCTGTAATGGATAACCGCAATAATGCAATAGTCAATCCAGATACTCGCAAAATATCAGATGCAACCATGCGTTGTCTTGCTAAGTGCATAGCGTGTTTTGGTATTGGCTTATATATTTATGCTGGTGAGGATCTGCCTACTATCGAAATTGATATAGCCCCTATGATCAATGGAATGAAACAAGCAAAAACCTTAGATGAGTTAAAAGATTCATTTAGTGCCGCATGGAAAAGTTTAGTTAAAGATCCTGCTTTGCAGGCTGAAATTAAAAAGGCTTATGAGCAGTTAAAAGCCACTTTAAGTGAGGGCAAATAATATGAAACAGTATGAAAGATTACACGCACATCTTAATCGTTTTGGATCAATTACTCCATTTGTTGCTTGGACTGAATTAGGAATCTACCGATTGTCTGATTGTGTTTATAAATTAAGAAAACAAGGGGTAAAAATTGAAACTACCTATGTGGATGTCAAAAACCAATTCGAGGAAACCTGCCATGTTGCTAAATATATTATCCAATAATGGCGGCACTATCGATAGCCTTTACGGTGTTATCAAAACAGACTTTGATGCTGTAAAAAATCGTGAAGCTAAAGTTGCCGAATTAATTAAAACTATGGGGCATAAGTATTTACTATCACGCCCTATGCCTAGGATCAAATGATGGCTTCATTATACGAATTAACTAACGAATATCGGTTAGCCCAGATTAAATTAGATGAGTCTGATTATGATGAGCAAACTATTGCCGATACCTTAGAGGGGCTGTCTGGTGATTTAAATGCTAAAGCAAACAGCATAGCCTGCGTTATCCGTAATCTCGAAGTTACTGCCGAGGCAATCAAGCAGGCAGAAAAAGAGATGGCTGAAAGGCGTAAAGCAATAGAAAACAAAACAGATGCAATGAAGTTGTATATAAAAGAGAATATGCAACGCTGTGGGATCACTAAAATTGAATGCCCATACTTTGCCTTAACTCTTAGGAAAAACCCACCTAGCGTTGTTATTGATGATGCTGGGGCTATTCCAAATGAGTTTTATGTATTTCCAGATCCACCTGCACCTTATCCAGATAAAAGAGTGATAGCGGAACAGTTAAAGTCTGGCAATGTAGTAAATGGTGCTCATCTTGAGCAAGCGGAACGATTGGAAATTAAATAAAGGAAAAATTATGGCTGTAACACATGAATTAATAGCAGTAACAGGTGAGTATAAAACTAAAGATGGTCAAACCAAGACTCGATTTCAAAAGGTTGGTGTTGCCATGGATAACAAAAAAGGTGGAACTTCACTATTGATCGAGTCATTACCAATTAATTTTGATGGCTGGATTCACATGAGATTGCCTATGGCAAAAGATGGCAATGTGGCGCAAGCTAAAGAGCCAGAGGTAAGTTTTGATGACATTAAAGATGACATTCCATTTTAATTATGAAACTTAGCGAACATCAAGAGCAAAAGATTTTGGTGCGCTGGTTTCGGTTGCAATATAGTCAATATGCCAATTACTTGTTTGCCATACCAAATGGCGGAGTTAGGCATATTGGCACTGCAATCAAAATTCGAGATGAAGGCGGTATGGCTGGAATCCCAGATCTATTTTTAATGATCCCTATAAACGGATGGCATGGGCTATGGATCGAGATGAAATCACAAGATGGTAGAGTATCAGATGATCAAAAAAAATTCATTGGTGCGGCAATACTTATGGGCTATCAAGCAATTGTATGTTATGGCTTTGAGGATGCAAAAAATGCCATAAACGATTATTTACATCATAGGGATGTTAAGTTAAGATAACAAATCGCTTGGCGGCGATTATCTAGTAAGCCTTAGTCAATACTCTGCTGGTACTAGCCAGTCCGCCAACGCCTTAAAACGGTGAGAGTATTGTCTAGGGCTTTTTTTTGGAGTGAACTATGGATTGGTTTAGACATGATTCTAATGCTAATTTAGATGAGAAGTTGCAAGAAGTCTTGTTAGACTATGGATTAGAGGGCTATGGCTTGTATTGGTATTGCATTGAGTTGATCGTAGGTAAGACATCAGTAGATGATATTACTTTTGAAATTAAACATGATGCAAGAGTGATTGCTCGTAATACTGGATCTACTGCTCAACGAGTCGAGGAAATGATGAAAAGATTTATTTCACTCGGATTGTTTGAAAATAATGATGGGAAAATTACTTGCTTAAAAGTAGCAAAAAGGCTTATGAGTAGTGCTACCAGTAACATCCAGATGAGAAACTTGATTCAAAATATCAAAGTGCGTCATGATGACGTCATGACGGCATCAGATAAAATCAGATCAGATAAGATAAGATTAGATAAGATAAGATTAGATAAACCCTTACGCACAAATGTGCTTGATGATGGGTTTGAGGAATTTTGGAATAGTTACCCAAAAAAGGTTGGTAAAGAGGCGGCTAGGAAAGCATGGGAAAAATATAAATCTAATTTTACTTTAGATGCAGTTTTACTAGCTTTAGATTGGCAGATAGAATCTGATCAGTGGCGTAGGAATGATGGTCAATTCATACCTAACCCTGCTACTTACTTAAACCAAGGTCGCTGGCAAGATCAGCAACCAATAGAATCAACACCATTTTAGGGGCGCATTATGATTGAATCGGATAAAAAAGCATTTAAAAGTATGGTGGATGCTGTATTTACCATTTATGGAAAACAACAACCAGATAAAGAGATTCTACGGATCTGGTGGCATAAGCTAGAGAGATTTGATTTTCATGTAGTCAGTCGTGCATTTGATAGTTGGACAGACACGCCAAATAAACTTCCACAGCCTGCTGATATCATTCAGATCTGCAAACCAAGGGAAAATGAATACCATGCGTTGCCAGCCCCAGTAGCAACGGCTGAAACTAAGGCTAATATTGATCGAATGAATAAGTTGATTAAAGAAAAGATTAAACCTAAGCAAGACTTTCGCGCATGGACTGAAAGGATCTTAAACAATCCGCATTTATTTCCAGATACATCAGTGGAAATAGCCAAAAGTGTAACAAATGAAAATAATTTAACAAATATTTGAAAAAACGATTGACTGACTTATAATTATTCTATAAAGTGAGGGCGTAGGTTGATTGAAAACGAAACTTTTAAAGGAAACGAAAATGAAAAATGTAGAAAAATTGATTCAGAAGTTGCCATTATTATCAAACTGGGTTTATGACCGTGATACAAAAGATTTTGTTGAGACTTTTGTAAAGCCAAAAGCTTTTATTCGTGATGGTTATATGTTTATTAGTGGTGAAGAGGGTGATAATGCAATGAACTATTATGATTCTGATTACCCATGGATCAACCCAGTTTTAGAAAAGTTTGCAAAAGATAACAAAGGGTATTTTGAATGGGAAAATGCAGGTTGTATCGTGTTTAACCCTAATTAATTAATCGAAACGAAAAGGAAACGAAAATGAAAAAAACTTCTACTCACGCACAAGCGGCTAAAATGATCCGTCAATTCTTAAAAGCAAATAACATTGATGGTAGGGTTACTAGCAACAGTTACTCAATGGGCAGTTCTATCAATGTAAGGGTTACTGATTTAGATCCAACAAGATTGCAAGTTGTTAAATTATATGCTGATCAATTTGAATATGGCTCTTTCAATGGCATGACAGATTGTTATGAGTACGATAATGCAAATGATGATATTCCGCAGGTCAAGTTTGTTTTTGTGAACAACGAAATGTCAGATGCAGTCGGTCAAGATGTGTGGGATTTTGCAAGACGGTATTTTTCTGGAATGAATTTTGCCCCAAGTAATTATGCAGAGGCAGGTAGCTTTTATATTGATGGATTTGATATGTATGGCAACCAATTAATCTGGAAATTATATAGCGGTCAATTTTTAGGTTACTGGGAATTTAAAGGGAATATTAAAATAGCGGCATGACACATACTGAATTAATAAAAGCCCGGCAAGAGCTGGGCTTAACTCAAAAACAATTTGCTAATATGGTGTTTAGGACTACTGATTGCATTGCAAAGTGGGAGTCTGGCAAATACCCTATACCAAAACATCTTGATTTAATGCTTAAAGGACTTAATACTTGATCGTTAAATGGAAACAAGAAGGCAAATATTATTTATCTACTGATGGGTTCACAATTTCAAAGTCATTAGTTTTTGATGTGTGGATCTACCAGTTATGGCAGGGCAATAAATTTTTAGGAAAATCGCAGGATGTTAAAGAACTTAAACAGCTTCATTTGGATGCCATCAAAAACAAACCTACCGTATCTGCAAGCGAAAATAAATTCCATAGAAAATATTGATGATTATGAGATCCATGTTAGACCGAGAAAAGATAAACGAACGCTAGAGCAAAACTCTCGCCTCTGGTCGCTTTATCAAAGCATAGGTGATCACATTGGGATAAGTGCTGATGATGTCCACGAATTAATGGGATATAAATTTTTAAAATTAGATCGTGAAATTAATAAGCAAGTTGTAGTATCAATTAAATCTACAACAAAACTTAATACAAACGAGATGGCTGATTATCAAATGAAAATAGAATCATGGGCGGCTACTGAAATTGGATGGAGTTGGTAATGGGCATAAATGAAATCACTGGCGATACAATCGTTACAAAAACTAAATCATCTGCATTTGATGAAAACTTTGACAAGATATTCCGTAAAGAAAAAAATTACTTTTGCAAATATTGTCAAAAATACCATGATCATCAAGTGATCTACAAACAATCTAAACGGTGTCAATCTTGTGCTGATAAAGCGAGGGCAAATACAAAATGAAAAACAATCAATGCTGTACTGGGAATTGCAATCAAGGCAAATCATGCCCATCAAAAAAAGATGCAAGCATCGACAGATCAACAGTAGTTGTAGCAACATTACTACTTATCTGTATTGTTGCCATGTGTTTTGGGTTTTATAGGTTAATCAATGGAAACGCAGGTCAAGAGTGCGCTATTGAGGTGCAATTCCAAGATAGCAAGGCTACTTATATTGGCACTACTATATGAACAAAGGGCAAATAGCAATTAAGCTGGTTGAGTTAGTAACTTGCATTCACATTATTGCTGGAATCTGGAAACATTGGTAGATATATTACTTTTTTTAGTTCAAAACTAAACTAATAGTGTACACATAGACCAAAAAGTAAACCATAGGATGCATAAATGAATGGATGCCACAGTAAGTTAGTACCAGATAGATGCCAGAGTGATATGGTCTATCACAGCGATGGCAAAACATCATGGAAATATATATTTACTAGAGATTGTCAATATAGCAAACAGGACATCGTAGATCATGGCTGTGATGGGTGTAAATTTAATCAAAATGAAATGGGCGAATTATGAAACGAATAACTAAGACAGAATCAATTGCAAAAAGACAGCAAATTTTAGATGCTTGTATAAAAAAACCTTTAATTATTGCTGAAATTTCCGAAGCAGTTGGAATGATAAAAACTCAATTAAATCATCATTTGATTAATTTGATAGCAGAGGGTTATATAGCAAAAAATCCATGCCCAAAACCTATACATGGTCAATGGGGATTTGAGTACCAGACAATTAATTTTGACCCCTATGAGTGGTCTACTCATGTAGAGGAAGTCGAGGAAAAGCCAGTTACTTGCGAAATGGATTTTGATAAAAAATTAATGTTTTTGATGGGATATACAAATATAGCCCCACCTAAAGGCAGAGTCTATCGGACATTAATGCTATGACCAAGTATGAACGATTGCACTATGGCAGATTAAGTCATTTGGGGTGCATTGTTTGCATAATCAAAGGACATGGATATTCTCAACCCGAAATACATCACTTACGAACAGGAATGGGAATAGGGATGCGTAACGATTATATGACTGCAATTCCATTATGCCCTGCTCATCATCGCACTGGTGGTCATGGTGTGGCGTATCATTCTGGCAGATTGGCATTTGAAAAGATGATTGGAATGTCAGAATCAGATTTACTTGATAAAACTTTAAACTTACTTAAGGGCGAACAATGAAATTAAAAATTGAATATAAAAAAGTTGAGGATCTTGCACCTTACGAACTTAATAGTAGAACGCATAGCGAGGAACAGGTTGTCCAGATTGCAAATAGCATAAAAGAGTTTGGATTTACAAATCCTATCTTATTAGATGGTGATAACGGCATTTTGGCTGGTCATGGACGGCTTGCGGCGTCAAAACTACTAGAGATGAAAGAAGTGCCCACGATTCAGTTATCGGAACTGTCAGAGGATCAAAAACGGGCTTATGTCATAGCTGATAATAAAATCGCCTTAAATGCTGATTGGGATACTGACATTCTTAAAATGGAACTTACCGATTTAATGGATGCAAAATACGATGTATCACTTTTGGGCTTTGATGATAAAGAGATATTAAAATTATTTGATGATGAAAAGGGTGCAGTAGTCGGTGAGATCAAGTTTAGTGAGGAATTGCTAGAGAGTCATAATTATGTCGTTTTATATTTTGATAATGATATTGACTGGCTATCTGCTCAAACGCATTTTAAACTTGATAGTGTTTATAGCAAAAGATCCAATGGTAAGCCATGGAGTAAGGGAATCGGCAGAGTTGTGCATGGTGGTAATTACTTAACCAATTTGCATGAGGAATAATATGTCAGAAATACTTTACTTTTCACAATCATATAAACGACCCAATGATGTTATAACTCAAAAATACCTACCATTCTGCAAATATGTTGTTGCTGACTTTGAGGCTGATGCTTATTTGGCGGCTGGACATGATTGCTGGGTAGTTCCAGACAGTGCTCAAGGTAGCGTAGCCAGAATTAGGAATTACATCTTAGATCATGCCGAAAGTGATAAAATAGTCGTATTAGATGATGATATGTCTTACATTGGTAGGTGGAATGAGCAAAAGATTCAGAAACTAACTCCAATGGCGGTGCAAGAGTTTTGCGAGAATGGATTTAACCTTGCTAGTGATTTGGATGTTAAATATTGGGGAATGAACTTATTGCCAGATAAAGGTGCTTATAGAGAATATACTCCATTTTCATTAAAGCAATGCGTGCTTGGACCGTTTCAAGCGTTTAACAATCTTGACCTAAGATATGATGAAAAACTTCCGCTTAAAGAGGATTATGATCTATCACTTCAAGTGTTAAACAAATACCGTAAAACATTGCGATTTAATATGTATTTTTATTCAGTCAAACAGCATACCAATACTGGTGGATGTGCCTCTTACCGAACCAAGCAGAAAGAGGAACAACAGTTTGAGTTGTTACAGAAAAAATGGGGATCTAAAATAGTACAGAAAGATCCAAACGCACAAGGGTTTGATATTAACCCAATAGTTAAAGTGCCTATTGGCGGGATCTAGTTGCTTTTATATAAAAATTATGCTAACTTAGTAATACTTGAGTAAAAGTACATTGCTCAAGAGTAGCCTCGCCCCCTTGACGAAGTTGGGTAAGCGCAGAGGTCGCTTAGTTACGAAAACCTCTTACTTTCTTATGGAGTTTATATGCCCACCAAAAAAGGTTATTCTCAAAAAACCATCCATTCAAACATTAAAGCCGAGATCCAGTCTGGCAAATCACAAAGCCAAGCAGTTGCAATAGCATTATCTATTGCTGAAAAGGCTAAAAAGAAAGCTAAAAAATAATGAGTGATATTGATTTAGGCGGCAGACCTCGTATTGAGTTTACCGACAAAGAGTGGTCAATTGTAGAGAATGCTTGCAAGATTCAATGCACTGGCGAGGAAATTGCATCCCTGCTAGAGATTGATTATGACACTATGAATACACGCATTAAAGAACGATTTGATGTGGGTTTTTCGGACTATATAAAAAGGTTTTCGTTACATGGCAAAACTTCACTAAGGCGATTGCAGTGGAAAGCCGCAGAGGGTGGCAATTCGACTATGCTTATCTGGTTAGGTAAACAATACTTAGAGCAGTCAGATAAACAGCAAGTTACTGCTGATGTTACAACCACCTCTCTACCGAATGTCAGCATAGACGAGTTTATTTAATGCCATTGAGTGAAGTGCAAAAAGCATTTGCCACTTCAAAAGAACCTTTTCCTGCTTTCGTTGGTGGATTTGGTAGTGGTAAGACTGCGGCAGGTATTGCAAGGATTATGGCACTTAAAGGTGCTTTTAAAGATTGCGATGTAGCCTATTACCTACCGACCTATCCATTGGTTGAGGATATTGCGTTTAAACGATTCCCAGAGTTATGCGAACAAAAAGGATGGCGATATAAGATTAACCGCCAAAGCTCTTACATTGAATTTGAGGGCGCAGGGCGCATTATCTTTCGTACCATGGAAAATCCTCAAAGGATCGTAGGTTATGAGGTCGCACATAGCTTATTAGATGAACTAGACACACTGCCAATAGATAAAGCCAGAGAAGTCTGGAACAAAGTTATTGCTCGTAACCGTCAAAAGTGCGCTATACGAAACACAGTTGCCGTAGCTACTACCCCAGAGGGGTTTCGGTTTGTCTATGATCGGTGGGTAAAGAATAACAAAGATGGCTATAAGATATTCAAAGCTCGCACTATGGATAATGCGGCTAATTTGCCAGATGGGTATATTGAAAACCTACAAAACACTTATTCAACCAATTTACTTGCGGCTTACTTAGATGGTGAGTTTGTCAATCTAACTGCTGGTAGTGTATATGCTGAATTTGATAGATTACTAAATCAATCGAATGAGATTATAATAAGTGGCGAACCGTTACATATTGGATTAGACTTCAATGTAACCAAAATGGCGGCTGTAATACATGTATTGCGAGGCGATGATCCTCATGCGGTAGATGAACTAACTGGAATATTTGATACACCTGCTATGATTAATGCCATTAAGGCTAAATTTAGTGGGCATAAGATATTTATTTACCCAGATGCTAGTGGAAATAACCGCAAATCACAAAACGCTAGTGAGAGTGATATAGCTTTACTTAAACAAGCTGGCTTTAACATAATGGTCAATCCTGCAAATCCTGCTGTTAAGGATCGAGTGCTTGCCATGAATAAATTGATCAGAGAGCGCAGATATTTGGTAAACCCACAAAACTGTCCAGAACTTGTCGAATCATTAGAACGACAAGCCTACGACAAAAATGGTGATCCAGATAAGGCGGCAGGTTTTGATCATGTGCTTGATGCAACAGGTTATTGTATTGCGTATCGCTACCCAATACGAGCAAGAACAATCCAACATATACGAATGAGCGGTGTTTAATATGAATGATAACAAACATAACAAATATGAAGCCTTTGCAGAAAAGTGGTTTAAGACACGATCCGCCTGCGAGGGGCAAAGCGCAATTCACAATGCTGGCGAGAAGTTCCTACCTCGTTTAGCAGATCAAACAGATAACGATTACAAATCCTATAAATTAAGAGCCACCTACTTTAATGCCACTGGTAGAACCTTAGAGGGGCTAGTTGGAATGGTCTTTCGGAAAGAGATGGAAAAAACCTACCCATCTGCTTTAGAGGATATGTTTGATGACATAGATCTTAAAGGTAATAGCTTAGATGCCGTTGCTATGATGACTATCCATGACCTATTACAAGTTGGTCGTGCTGGGATATTGGTGGAATACCCTAGCGTTACTCAAACACCTGCAAGTCTGGCTGATGCCGCTAAAGCAAATCTACGCCCTTATACTACTTATTATCCTGCTGAATCAATCTTAGATTGGCGTGTTACTAGGGTAAACAATGTGATGCAACCTGTAATGATCAAGTTACAAGAGTATTACGAAGTCCAAAAGAATGAGTTTGAATATGAAACACATCCACAGATCAGAGCATTATTGCTTACTGACATAGGGTATATACAAAGAATATACCGCAAGAACAAAAAAGGTGATTGGGTGCAGTTTGAGAATGACATAGTGCCATTAATGAAAGGCGCACCTATTTCATTTATCCCATTTTGGGCATTTGGCGCAAAAGAAAACTGCTTAGACTTACAAGATCCACCTATCTTAGATCTAGCTGATCTTAATATTGCCCACTATCGTGTTACTGCTGACTATGAGCGTGGATGTCATTTTGCTGGATTGCCTACCCCTATGTTGGCTGGGTTTGTATTTGATGAGAATGAAAAAGTAAGCATTGGATCATCTACTGCCATTGTGTCAAGTGATAGCAGTGCCAACTGGGGATTCTTAGAGTTTACTGGTCAAGGTCTAGGCGCATTAGAGAAAAACCTTTTACAGAAAGAATCGCAAATGGCGGCTATTGGTGCAAGGATGTTAGCCCCAGAAAAAGCAGGAGTGGAGTCTGCTGGCACATTATTGATGAGATCAAATGGCGAGGCTAGTGTATTAGCGGCATTGGTTGAATTGGCAGGTGAGAACTTTGAACAGATCAGTCGCTTTATGGCTTTATGGTATGGCGTTGAGGGTGAGATTGAAATCGATATGAATACTGACTTTATGCCAGTGCCTATGTCTGCTCAAGATTTAGATTCACTAATGAAAGCATGGCAAGTTGGTGGAATACCTAAAGAGGAACTGTTTTACGCATTGAAACAAGGCGAAGTGATCAGAGAATCTACTAGCTATGATGATTACCTACTTAGTTTAGAGGCTGATGCTACTAATGGCATGGATGATCTACCAGATGATGAGGAAACACCAGATGATAATACTGGCGTAATGGCTCAAATAAGGTCGAAACTAGGACTATGAATGAATTAGTCGCATTATTAACCGAGGCACTAGCAAAACTTAAAGATAGAGTTGATGCTATTGTCATGCCAGAATCAATCAAAGGCGATCAAGGTAATAAAGGCGAAAAAGGTGATAAGGGCGATCAAGGCGATACTGGCAAGGATGGCGCAGACGGCAAAGATGGTGAGCGTGGCGTTGATGGGAAAGATGGCATTGATGGTAAAGACGGATCAGATGGTCGAGATGGAATAGATGGCAAAAACGGCAAAGATGGCAAAGATGGTCAAGATGGACAAGATGGAAAAGATGGCATTGACGGTAAAAATGGTGTTGATGGTCTGTCTATTAAAGGCGATAAGGGCGATAAGCCGAATCACGAATGGAAAGGCACTAAGTTAAGATTTGAATTGCCTAGTGGCGAATGGGGCAAGGCAGTTGATCTAGCTGGTAAGGATGGTCTAAGCCGCTTTATGGGCGGATCTACTGG